AAGCCGCAGTTTCTGGGTAGATAGCAGGCCGCAGGGTTACTGAAGTGCGGAACTACGCCGACGTCCTGAGGCAGTTGCGCGAGGCTGGGCTGCTGGTCGACTCGCTGAGGATCGGGCCGACCCCGACCGGCAAGCCGTGGCGCTGCGCCGTGAAGGACGACAAGGAGAAGCGTGGCTGGTACAGCGTCCGCTTACTGCCTTGCGCTGACGGCGGCGACGTCCTGGTCGGGAGCTACGGGATCTGGCGTGGCGACGACAACGGCGCGAACAAGATCACGTTCGAGAAGGACCTGATCTCCGCGGAGCAGGCTCAGGCGCTGCGTGAACGCCAGCGGGAAGACCTCAAGCAGGCGGCGGCCATGCAGCAGGCCGCGCAGGCGCGGGCCGCCAGGCGCGCCGAAGCCATCTGGCTCAAGTGCTCTCCTTCGGGTGACGCCGAGTACCTGCGCGACAAGGGTGTCGGCGCTCACGGCGTGCGTTTCTCGCCTTCGGGTGCGGTGGTGCTGCCGCTGCTGGACACGTCGGGCAAGATCCACGGGCTGCAGGTCATCCGGACCAGCGAGCAGGCCCGCAAGCGCGACACCGATCCGAAGAAGTTCTGGCCGGCGGGGCTTGCCAAGCAGGGGCATTTCCACCTGATTGGCATGCCGCAGCACATCGTGCTGGTGGCCGAGGGGTACGCGACCGGCGCCAGTGTCCATGAAGCCACCAGCCTGCCGGTAGCGATCGCCTTCGACGCCGGCAACATCCTCCCAGTCTGCAGGGCCCTGAGAGCGAAGTACCCGTCCGCGCGGATCCTGATCTGCGCCGACGACGACGCCGGCGGTAAATGTCTCCCATGCAAGGCGCGCGTCTGGCAGCCCGACCACCCGGCCATGTGCCCTGCCTGCGGCGAAGAGCACCAGATCCGCAACGCCGGCGTCTCAGCAGCCAGCGCGACCGCGATCGCGGTCAAGGACTGCGCCTGGGTGGCGCCGGTGTTCGCCACTGTTGACCGCCGCGCGGCCTGGGTCGACAGCGCCCGCAAGGTCACGGACTTCAACGACCTCCACCAGGCTGAGGGCCTCCACCTGGTGCGCCACCAGATCGAGGGCAAGCTCTCGGAACTGGGGTGGTCCAAGTCTGCCCCTGCAGCGCGCGGTTCTTCACCATCCAAGGGGGAAGGGGGCGGCGCGCTGCGACCGATTCAGTCGCTTGACGAAATGCTGCAGCGGTTCGTGCTGGTGTATGCGCAGGGTGGCACGGTGTTCGACCGGCACGAGCACATCCTGTTGTCGCTGTCGGATATGCGCGACGCCTGCATCCGGCGCGATCTGCACCGCGCGTGGGTGGAGCACCCGGAGCGAGAGATTGCCCGCGTCGCAAATGTCGACTTCGACCCGAGCGAGCGAAAGCCTGGCGTCACCTGCAACCTGTGGGCAGGCTGGCCGACCAAGCCGGCCAAGGGCAACTGCGATCGCCACCTCGAAATGCTGTGGCACATGTGCAGCGGCGAAGGTAAGGGCAGTAACGACCTGTACCAGTGGGTGTGTCGCTGGCTGGCGTACCCACTGCAGCACCCGGGCGCCAAGATGAAGTCCTGCATCGTGGTCCACGGCCCGCAGGGCACCGGCAAGAACTTGCTGTTCGAGAGCTACATGAGCATCTATGGGCCTTATGGCCGGATGCTCGATCAATCCGCCCTCGAGGACAAATTCAACGATTGGGCGTCACGCAAACTGCTGTTGCTTGCGGATGAGGTGGTGGCGCGAAGCGAGATCTACCACCTCAAAAACAAGCTGAAATCCCTGATCACGGGCGACCGGATCCGCATCAACCCGAAGAACCTGGCGGCCTACGAAGAGGACAACCACGCCAATTTCATCTTCCTGTCCAACGAATCGATGCCCGTGGTGCTGGAAGAGGATGACCGGCGGCATGCGGTGATCTGGACGCCTGGAAAGTTGGGGCCGGATTTCTACAAGGCGCTGCTCGAGGAGATCAGAAACGGCGGATCTGCAGCCTTCCACGAGTACCTGTTGCACTTCCCGCTGGGTGACTTTCATCCCGGCACGCCGCCGCCAATGACGTCAGCTAAGGCAGACCTGATTGGCCTTGGCCTTGACTCGCCGCAGCGCTGGTACGACGAGTTGATGGCGGGAGACATCCCGGGCCTGACCGCCAGGCCGGCGCTGAGTAAGGAGTGGTACGAGGCGTACAAGATCTGGTGCGCAAGGGAAGGCGTGGGCGCAGCGCCCTGCCCGCGTTTCGTGCATGCCCTGCAGCGCAAGCGAGGCGTGCGCTCAGAGCGAAAGCGCTACTACGTTCTGGCGATCGAGTACGGTCCGCATGGGTTCCTGATGCTGGGTGATTGCAGCAGCCCCGATGGGAGTTCGGAGGCTGGGTTCCTGAGCGACCAGCTCGCCGCCTTCCGGGTCCAGCTTACTGAGTACCGGGACAGGGGGAAGAAGCCATGAAATCGTGCGGCAAGTGCGGCAAGTGCGGCAACCCGTGCGGCAACCAGTGCGGCAATAACTCATTGTTTTTTATGGCAAGTGCGGCACAATCGGCCATTCTCACACACGGGCGCCTGATCAGGCGGGCGCGAGCGCAGGCGCGCGAAGGACTCGCCGCATCTGAAATATTGGCGCGCGTAGGACCTATGCCGCACATGCCGCACATGCCGCACGGCGCCTTATGTGGCCTGCGTGCGTCATCCCGTGCGGCATCAACGCGGCGCCACGGATGCCGCACGCGCGCGCGCATTTTTAACCTGCTTTCGCTCTCAAGAAGGTGGAAGGGGTGATGCGGTGAGTATTCCGGCCACGGCCACCCTGAAGCAGTTCGCCGCGATTGCCGGCTTCCGCTCTGTCGGTCGCGTGCATGAGTTGCGCAAGGAAGGGAAGCTCGTCCTGACCGACGACGGGCTGGTCCGCGTTGCCGAGTCCATCGCGCTGATTGCCGCCACCCGCGACCCCTCCAAAGCCGGCGTGGTCGAGCGCCACGCCGCCGAGCGTGCCGCGAAGGAAGCTGCCCAGGAGCCCGCGAGCGATTCCGACGACTCCGCCCAGGCCGAAGCCCTGCCAAGCCTCTACGGAAGCCACGCCGAGCGGCGCGCGAAGGCGCTGGCGGACGATGCCGAGGAATCCGCCCGCCGCAAGCGCCGGGAGAACGAGATCGAGGAAGGGCGCCTGCTCTGGCGCGATCAGATCGAGCCCGCCATCGGCCAGGCCTTTGGACGCCTGCGCCAGGCGCTGGAATCGACCGCCCACGAGCTGGCGCCCGAGCTCGCCGCCATCGACGACGAAGATCGCGTGATCGCGGTGCTGACCGATCGCTACGAGCGCCTGCTCGGCAACCTGAGCCGCGACCTGGCCGGACTGGCCCAGCAGGGGGCGGCGTGATCCCCGCCGCCGCCCCGGTGGTCCTCAGCGCTGCCGCGCGCGCCCTGGCGCCGCGGCAGCCGCTGACTGTCTCCCAGTGGGCGGACGCGGAGCGCTACGTCTCCGGCAAGGGAAGTCCGCGGCCGGGCAAGTTCCGCACCGCGGACAACCCGCCGCTGCGCGAGATCATGGACTGCCTGTCGGAGCGCCACCCGGCGCGCGACATCTACGCGCTCCTGCCCATCCAGTTCGGCAAGTCGGACGCCATCGCCATCAACGCGGTGGGCTACTACATGACCCACTCGCCGGCCTCCGTCATGGTGGTGCTGCCCACCGAGAAGACCCAGCGCGACTGGATCGCGCAGAAGCTCAACCCGTCCATCGAGGCCACGCCGGTCATGCGCGCTGCGGTCAGCCAGGCCGGCCGGGACAGCGCCAACCAGCGCGACTTCAAAGACCTCAACACCGGCGGCCAGCTCTACATCGAGCACGCCGGCAGCACCGGGCGCTTGAAGCTCAAGTCCATCCGCGTGGCCATCGTCGACGAGTTCGACGAGCTGGCTCAGCAGATGCAGGGCGGTGACGATCCGGAGGCGATGATCGACGGCCGCACCAGCGCCTTCCAGACCACGGCGAAGCGCCTGAAGGTGGGCACGCCCATGCTCGAGGGCACCAGCCGCCTGAAGGCCGGCTGGAACCGCAGCGACCAGCGCCGTTACAACGTCCCGTGCCCGCACTGCGGACACGAGCAGCCCCTGGTGTGGGCTGGCCTGCATTGGACGCCTGACGCCAAGCACTGCTGGTACGTCTGTCGTGAATGCGGCTGCGTGATCGAGGAGCACCACAAGCCGGAGATGATCCGCCGTGGCCGATGGGTGCCGGAGAATCCGGAGAGCAAGGTCCGCGGCTACCAGATCAACTGCCTTTACTACCCCTTCGGCATGGGTCCGCGCTGGCTGGACCTGGTGCAGATGTGGCTGGCGGCACAGGCGGATCCCGGCAAGCTCAAGACCTTCATCAACGAGCGCCTGGCGGAGACCTTCGAGGACCCCGCCATGCGTGCGGTCAAGCTCAACCTGATCGCCGACCGCGTGGAGCCCCGCCCGCTGCGCCCGGTGCCGTCCTGGGTGCTGGCCGTCACCGCTGGCGTGGACACCCAGGACAACCGCCTGGCCGTCCAGATCGTCGGCTGGGGGCGGGGCCTGTCGTGCTGGCCAATCGACTACGTTGAACTCAACGGCGACCCCGCCAACGAAGACGTCTGGGTGGCGCTCACCGACCTGCTGCTGCGCCCAATCGATCGTGAGGCCGGCGGCACTCTGCGGGTGGAAGCGGCCGCTATCGACACCGGCGGCCACCGAGGCGAGGCGGTCAAGGCCTACGTCCGCAAGCGCCTGGTGCGCCGCCTGCTGCCCATCTTCGGCTCCGTCCGCAACACCGCCCCGCCGCTCGGCAAGGGCAAGCTGGTGGAGGTCAATTGGCGCGGCCAGTACGACAAGCGCGGCGTGCACCTCCACGAAGTCGGCACGGTCGGAATCAAGCACCTGCTCTACAGCCGCTTGAGTACCGACGCCGACAAGCCCGTCGAGCAACGTATGGTGCGCCTCAGCCACGACCTGGACGAGCGCTTCCTCGGCGGCCTGGTCAGCGAGACCTACGACCCAGCCAAGAACCGCTTCGTGCCGCGCCGCGGCGCGCCGCGCAATGAACCCCTGGACACGTGGGTCTATGCCTATGCCGCCGCGCACCACCCGGAGCTGCGGCTGCATCGGTACACCAAGGCGGACTGGGACGCGCGGGAGGCCGGTCTTTCCGTGCACGCGACCGTCGATGGGCGCCCCGCTGCGGCTGAAATACGCACCGCAGCCCAGCCAGCGACGCCGGAGTCAGACGACGCTGACACCGGCTTCGCCTCCCGCGCATGGGGTAGCCGACTATGAGCCGCCACACTGCCCGCACCCGCGCGCGCATCAACGAGCTGGCCGACGAGCTGGCCATCGGCGCGGCGATCCGCCTGCGCACTGACAGTGACCGGATCCGGCCGGTGGTGGACGCCGTGGTGGCGTACCTGCTGGAAGAGTACCCGGGGCAGGACCTCTACATCCCCGCGTGCCGGGTGGAGATCCCGGTAGACGAGATCCGCGCGGAGATCCGCTCCGGCAAGGCCATGCGGGAGATCTGCCGGCGGTATCGGGTGAGCCGCGCGACGGTGTATCGCCTTCTTGATGAGGCGGCCTGATCTGATTCTGGGGTGTCTCAGTTTCCCCGAGACTTGAGACAACCGCATGTCCACGATGCTCGCCCATGAGCACCGCCACCGACATGCTTGCCCTCTATCTCTCCGCCGAAGCGGCGGTGCTGAAGGGGCTGTCCTTCCGCATGGCGGATGGCTCGGTTCTGACGCGTGCCAATCTGCCGGAGATCATCGCCGGCCGGCGTGAGTGGGAGCGGCGCGTGGCCTCTGAGCAGGCCGCGGCGGCTGGGCAGACCACCTCCTATGCCGTGGCCGACTTCGTCGGGCGGGGTGTGCGGTGAACGTCAGCCGCCTGGACCGTCTGATCGAGGTGGTCTCGCCCGGATGGGCGGCCGCGCGCGCCCGCTCCCGGGCGCAGACGCTGGCGTATCGCGCGGCGTACGACGCCGTCGAGAATTCGCACCTGCGCGATCAGCAGCGCGACATGGGCTCCGGCAACTCCATCGTGTCCATGACCGGTGTCGCGCTGCGCAACCATGCGCGTTCGCTGGATCGCAACCACGACATCGTGTCCGGCGGCTTGTCCACGCTGGTCCAGCACATGATCGGCGCCAGCGGCATCAACGTCGTGCCCACCCCGCGCGATGCAGACGGCAACGTGGTGGAGGAAGTGGTCGACCAGATCATGCCCATCTACCAGGCATGGTCGAAGCGGCCCGAAGTAACGGGCATGTACGACTGGCCCGCCGCGCAGCGCCTGCTCGCCCGCACTTGGGTGCGCGATGGTGAAGCGCTGTTGCAGGAACTGATCGGCGCCGTGCCCTTCCTTGAGCACAGCACCGTGGTGCCGTACTCGCTCGAGCTGATGGAGCCGGACATCGTCCCGCTGGACTTCGACGATCCGGCGCGGCGAATCGTGCAGGGCATCGAGGTGAACGCTTGGGGCCGCGCGGTGGCCTACCACTGCTACAAGCGCCATCCCGGCGACGCCGATGTGCTGGTGCCGGAAACAAAGCGCGTGCCGGCATCGGTTATCCGCCATGTCCGCAACGCGCACCGCATTGGCCAGAGACGCGGCGAAAGCATCCTGGCCAGCACCTTCACGCGGCTGCAGGACCTGAAGGACTACGAGGAAAGCGAGCGCATCGCGGCGAAAGTGGCCGCCTCCATGGCGGCCGCCATCATCAAGGGTGACCCGCAATCCTATGACCCGAGCAAGATCCCGACGGGTCCGGACGGGAAGCCGCTGAAGCGCAGCATGCGCATGCAGCCCGGGATGATCTTCGACCAACTGCTCCCCGGCGAGCGCGTCGAGATCATCGACAGCAAGCGCCCGAATCCGAATCTTGAGCCATACCGCGACGGACAGTTGCGCGCGGTGTCTTCGCCGTTCCGCGTGAGCTACAGCTCGATCAGCCGGAACTACAACGGCACCTATTCCGCGCAGCGCCAGGAGCTGGTCGAGACCTACGGCGCCTACGGCGTGCTCGCCGCCGAGATGATCGCCGCCATCCAGCGCCCGGTGTACGAGCGCCTGGTGGCCACCGCCGTGGTCGCGGGTGAGATCGCTCTGCCGCGCGGCGTCACGCTGGCCAGCGCCGTCGGCGCGGACTACTACGGCCCCCCGATGCCGTGGATCAACCCGGTCCACGAAGCCATGGCGCTGCGCACCCAGGTGCGCGCCGGCTTCCGCTCGCTGTCCGGCGTGATCGCCGAGCGCGGCGGGCGCATGTACGACGTGATCGAGCAACTCGCGCTCGAGCGCGGCTGGGCGCGTGATCGCGGCGTAGTGCTCGATTCCGATCCGGCGCAGACCAGCGCCGCCGGCGTAGCCCAGGCCGATCAGGCCGGTGCGCCGAAAGACTCCCCGGAGGAAACTCAGTGAAGAAAAACACCCTCGCCACCGCGCTCGTCGCTTCGATGGCTGCGGCCATGCAGCCGATGTCGAATGCCGACGAGGCAGCGCGACGCTACCCGGACGCCAAGGGCAAGTCGGTGCTGGCCATCCGCGCCGCCGGCGATGACAAGGCCGAGGTGCTGATCTACGGGCCCATCGGCGACTGGTTCTGGGATGGCATCAGCGCGCGCCAGTTTGCCGAGCAGCTGCGCGGCATCACCGCCAGCGAGATCGTGGTGCGCATCAACAGCGACGGTGGCGTCGTCGACGATGGCGTGGCCATCCACAACGCTCTCCGGCAGCACCCGGCCAAGATCACGACGGTGGCGGACGGAATCGCCGCCAGCATCGCCAGTCACATCTTCATGGCTGGCGATACCCGCCGGATGTTCCCCTCCTCGCGGCTGATGCTCCACGCGCCAATCACGTGGACCGGCGGAAACGCCGTGTTGCATCGAGAAGTCGCGGATGCGCTGGACATCACGGCCGCGGCCATGTTGCCCGCCTACCTCGCGCACGCCAACGACGAGGCCGCGGTGCGCGCCATGATCACGGATGGCAAGGACCACTACCTCACCGCCGCCCGCGCGGTGGAGCTGGGCCTGGCATCCGAGATCGTTGAGACCGTCAAGCCGGCGCCCGATGACACCGCCGCGGCTGCTGCGCTGCTGTCCTACGTCCACGCCATTTCCACCGCGCCCGCCGACGTCTCCCCGACGCTGCGTGCGCGTATCCAGGCGCTCTGCTCGCCTGCCGCTTTCGCCTCGCTGCGCGAGGTGTACCAACGGGCCGTGCTGGCCCACATCGAGGACCCAAGCATGCAATCCCAGTGCCGCCTGATCATGGCGAACGCCGGTGGCGCCGCGCCGCTGCCGTCGCCCGCTGCCGTCGCCGCCAGCC